ATCGAGCGCCTCTTCACCCTTAAAATCGGATAACTTCATGATTTACCTCTTTCTGCATTAACCTTCGCTTGCCGCCACTACTGTTACATCACAAGAAGCAATTGCAAGCTCGCCACTCTTTGAAGCCTTGGCTGTGATTACACAAACACCTTCGCCTTCTGCTGTAACAACACCATCAACAACTGTTGCGACTGCTGTATCTGTAGATGCCCATGTTACAGAAGCATCTGCATCTGTCTTGGCTGTGAGTGTTTCTGTATCGCCTTCAGCGAACATGATGCCACTCTTGTTGAGCTTGATTGTAAGCACTTCGGCTTCCTCGGGGTCGATGGAATAGAATACCATAGGTACAACGTCCTGTGCGTCGATAGATACATGACCCATGAGGTTGATGCTCGTCTGTCCCTTACCCTTCTTTGATGTCTTAAGCGAGAAGCCATCAGTAGAAAGAGCGTTGAGCAACTGACAAACGACAAGACCACCGTTCGCCTTGTCTCCTACCCACCAAATAGAAGAGTTGAAGTCTGTCAACTTAAGGTCACGCCTCGGGATAATCTTTGAAGCATTCTGTCCGTCAATATCTGCCGCACCAAGCTCCATCTTGATAAGAGCAGGCGAAGTGCCGAGTCCTGTTGTAGCGAGAGAACACTCCCACCCATCAAGCCTCTTTCCTTCCATTACGTTGTTAGGAGCGTTATCAACGTCCTCGAAGTAATCGGAATATGTCGGCTTGCAATTTACTGTGATACCACCGGTTGTAGCGCAGATGATTGCGTCATCTGTAATCACGGGGTTTGCAGGGTCAAAAGCGTTAAGCAAAACGCCTGCTTCAACCTGTAAGGACTCGAATGCGTCCTGCGGAATAACTGTTGCTCTTCCCATTTTGTTAATCCTCCGTCAATAATTTGTGAAGAATTCGACCTGCAAATTGAGGACAATCCTTCTTATAGATTTATCACCTTCTTCGTCCATGTGCTGTGAATAAGGTGAACCTGTAGCGATGAACATTCTTCCTTCATCGAGTTTGATTGGTGTCATTCCTGCTATCTTCTTTGCAATCGCATTAGACAACAGATCGCTTCTTTCCCACGATGTGTTTTTATCCCATATAGAAGCAGTAGGTGATACAGCATAATCAAGGCTATCTGTAAGCACTTGATATGTGATGTAAGGATATTTGGCTTTCGCCAATCCTGCATCAATCATTCTCTGTATCGTAGCTTCATCGGGTACGGAGTTTTCCTCAAACGCCAATACGCCGAAATCGCTCCAAAATGCATTGTAAGCCTGTTGCTTATTCATTCGTAGGTATCTCCCATTGCTTTGCTTCAACCTGCCTTATAGGTATAGCAGAAGAAGCAGGAGTAGCATTATCGTCACCATCTGATGTAACCATGAAATACTTACCGTCTCTTACTCTTTTGACGACATCGCCATTTCTCAAAACTACATTTTTGTTTGTAGTAAGTGTGAAGCGATTAGTAACGCCTTCCTGCTGTGCGATGCGAGCCTGTGTAGAAGCATCAAACGAATACGCCACATCGATAGGTGAGCCTTCCGTGTAAACAGTGATAACACCACCATAACCATCGGGGCGAGTCGTCTTATCCATAATGAAAGATGCTTCCATAGCCTGTGAATACAAACTCATGAGAAGCCACCTATCTTCCTGTATGGTTTAAGCCTTGAAGCAAATGCACTCCATATATCTGCTCCTGTCGATGTAGAAGATGAAGAACCGCCTTTCGAGTAAGAATAATTACCGAACGACTCCGCGGAATACGGCGACATAGCAGGAGAATCAACCGTTCCATACTGTGCCTTCCATGCTTCCATATCGGAGGCAAGGTCAATGACAGCCTGTGGGACTGCCATCGACCATATCTCGCCTTCGAATTCTTCGTCCTTCATATTGCTTGCAGGATAGACATAGACACCCTCATTGAGGTCACTGCCGATGATTCGAAAATACTGTCCGTTCTTAAGGAAGTCCGCCGTGAAAGTTCCATCTACGATAGACAGCCTCACTTTGTACTTTGTTCTCCAAAAGTAATTATGACAATACTCGCAAATCTCGGTCAGCATCTTCTCCATGAATTATCCCTCGCCGCCTTCTCCGCCTTCGTCAGCAGATGCTTCGCTACCGATTGTGATAACAGCAACGCCATCGGCATACTCCATCCACAACTTCATGCCCATAAGAGCAAAAGACTCACCAACGGCTGTGCCGTAGTTGCCCTGCGCATGGAAACCGATAAGGTTTGTATCGCCGTCCGTTGTGTAAACAAGACCGAGGCTTGCAAACTCTGTGGAAGGGTCGATGAAGTAAGGGATAAGGTTCTCCGCAGGAACAGCGATAACCTTGCCCTGCTCGATCTCGGAAGTAACGATAACAACAGAAGCTCCGAGGAAGTTCTGAATGTAATCGAGACCGAACGCTGTCTGAATTGTGACAGGTGCGCCGCCAAGATACGCATAGAGATCAAGAGTGTTTACGAACGCTACTGTCTGCGTAGCGTTCTTACGCATCTTCTTGAACTTATCCTTAACCTTACCGATAGCCATAGCAACAGCCATCTGGAATGTGCTGTAAGTGCCAGTCATAGCGTGAGTATCATCAACGATATGAGTATAGAAGTCGTCAAGAACAACTCCCTGCAACTCGTTGAGGAAAGCCTCGTCTGTCTTCTCAACAGCAACAGTAACGCCGTATTTGTCAACGTCCTCAACGGGAACAGCCTTTGCGTACTTCTGGAGCTTGAGGTCGTCATGACCTACCTGTCGTACAGTTGCCTTGGAATAAGGGATAACGCAACCTGCGTCTACATCGCCGTCCTCGAGCGTTACAGAAGCAACATAAGAAACGAGTGTCGTTCCTGCTTCCTTCTTAATAGGTCTCGAGATACCAAGAACATTACGAAGTTCCTCCCAACTCTGTGAGAACCTTGTAACGAAATCAATCTCTCTTGCTGTGATGTCTGTATAGACATTAGGAAGTGAATCTCTCGGGTTTGTAAAAGTCTCTGTGTTTGTAGCAGCCATTTTTAATTTCCTTTCTGCTGATTAGCAACGATAAAGTCCTTCCACGCCTGCTGACGTTCGGTTGTGTCCTTTATCTTCATGATCTCTTCTTTTGTCTTTGCTTTGTTGCTTGTAGTTGAAGGAGGATTAGCAACATTAGCACCTTCGGTAGTCTTGGTCTGAATAAAATCTGACCATTCCTTCTTGATGCCTTCGGTCAACTTATCAGCATCCTTCACTTTGCCATCATCGTCGAACTCAATACCATCTACATCAGAAACCTTGAGGACAGCATCAATTCTCTTTTCGGAAACGCCTGCGTCCTTGAGTAACTGCTTGTAAGCGGACTCCTTCTTGCTCTTTGTTTCCTTTGCAGAAACATCGTTCTTGAAGTTTTCGTACTCTTCTTTGATGGCTTCGTACTTTACTTTGTACGGGTCTTTCTCTCCCTTTTCCTGTGCCTTCTTGAATGTATCAATCTCGGCTTCGAGTGCGGGAACTCTCTCGGCATCTGCCTTGTACCTATCCCTATCCTGCTTCAATGCGTCCGTTACCTCGGTGTGCGCTGTGATAATCTCGTCAATCTTGTCTGCCTCGATACCTAAAGCGGATAGAAACTTGCGTGTCAATGCCATAAAATAAATCTCCTTTTCTTCGGTGAAAAATGCTTTATTCATTAGATTACCTCCTTTATAGCACAACCGAAAATCATTTGCAAATAAACGAAAAGCATTGATAGAAAATGAAAACAAACAAAAACAGGAGGGGTAAATCTCCTGTCTTTGCATCAAATCTGTAAAGGAGGTCATAAGTGATTATGCCTACTGCTATTCTACTCTTCTTTCAATATCTCTTCAAGCCTGCGCATATATTCGTCTTTATGAATTGATGCTCCTGCTTGCAAGAAGTGCTTTGCCTTAACGCCTCGGCTTGTTCCAAATTCTTGATATTTGGCATACGGAACATTCGTGCCGATATAAACCGCCTGTTCCTCTTCAACGACAGACCACCCTATGCTATTCATAAGACGCCCGGTCTTAACAAGCGGAAGTTCAGCGATGATATTAGACGTTGTACTTGCCGCATCTGCTCCAATAGCATCAAGCCAATCAATGACCTTGCTTCTCATTTCATCTGTGAATTCGTCTACGTGACTTTCTACTCGTACTACTTTTGCCATCTACCTGACCTCAACT